CGTTTGTTCTTTGCCCGGCGTTTATCCCGTGGCTTTCTCCGGGGTTCTATCCGGTGTATCTCAACTTCGGTTCCGGGAAACATTTCCCCGAAAAAATCCGCCATTGCTTGCACCTCTTTTAGCACGTCGAACGCTTCCGGCTTTTTGTACTCCCTTTTGCGTTCCGGTTGCTTTTCCATTTGAACGGCGGGGCAAACATCAATAAGCGGGCAACCCTTACAAGTTTTCACGGGCTTTGCTTTTTGGCTTTCGCAAATGGCTTTATATTTCCGGTCATTATCTGCCTTTCTAAAACCGTGCCAATCGTCCCGTACTTTGGACGCATCGGCAAAAGCCTCCATTGCTGCAACTGCAACACTCGCTAAAATGTAATCCGGGGTATCATTGAAATTACCCTCCAATGAATTGCGGTTGATAACTTCCGCAATCTCCTTTACAAACTTTTCTCTTTTATTCATCGCTCAATTGTTGTTTATTGATATAATATTGGCACGGCATAACACCGTAATTTTGCTTTTCTTGGAACGCTTCACAATATCCGTTGCCGTCGGCATCTTCATGCAGGAAATGAACACAATTACCGCATCCGCTTGTTTCATCCGGTTGTATTTGGGATTTTTCGGCGGGTATTTCTTTTGGCTCAAATTCCCGTTTGAAATCCTTTTCGGGGCGGGCAGTAAATCGTCCGTTTGGCTCCCGGATAATAAACCAATTTTCCGGTACATCAATGAATATTCCGTTACCGTCCGGGAATGAATAAACCGCCTTTCCGTTCGGGGTTCTTGGGGTCGTAACCGTTCCGCCGCCTGTAAACTTCAATACGTCGTTCACGTTGTCCCAGCGAAATTGAATTGCATCAACTTCCAACATTATGCGGCAATACCGGGAACCGCCGTTGCGTCTGGGTCGGCTAACTTGGTTCTTACCTCTTCCGGGTATTCTTCCGGGTCGTACTTCATATAAACCGATTGTTTGTTATCAGCATAGGAGAACTCAATAAAACGGTCTCCCAAACGTCCCCGGATTGCTTGTTTCAACGCTGCAATCCTTTGCGCCTCCGGCTTATCCTTTCCCTCGCTACCATTTTGCGACCAACTTAAACGTATCGACGTATCGGACGCTGTAACATTAATTTCTTGTTGTGTAATGTCCTCAATCATTGCGCACATATCGCAATCGAACGGGCTTAATACTTGTTTGTTCATCGCTCTAAAAATTTATTTGTTATTACTATCCGGGGCGGCTTCAACCTTTACCCCGGCAATTGTTCCGTTATAATTAAATTCCAATGTTTCAACCCCTTTAAATCCCCCGGCAATTCGCAACAACCGCCAATAAATCGTTTTCCGGTCGCTCCTATGGAATTTATCGCATTGCCTACCTATTCCGGGGCAATCTTCCCTTTTGATTTTGCAGCGAACGCAACGTTGCGTAAATATTGCGGGGTTATTATTGGCTAATCGTGCATCCGCCGCCGTCCATATTTCCGCTATCAATACCATACCCCGGTAAACGCAACGTTCGCCGGGGCTGTATTCCTTATCCGGGTCAAATGGTGCGGGCTGTCTTATTCTCATTTGTCGCCCGCCTCACTTACATACTCAAACAATGCGTCCAAATCTTCCTTTGCGCCTCTAACGGTAACTCTTACCCGGTTGCCTCCGGCTAATGCGGTCTCAATGATTTGGCAATTGTAACGTTCGGCGTTAATCTGTAACATCGCCGCCGTTGCGTTCGTGACAAACTCGTTTCTTTCTTCCATGCTCTCGGTTTTTTTAATTGATAAATACGCTTCCATCGGTTCGCTATCTTGTTGGCAGGCTCCTAACAAAAGCGTTGCCAAAGATAACAATAAAATCTTTGCTTTCATAACTTTACTTTCTTTTAATCCATATAAACCGTATGCCGATACCGACAAACAATATTTTCGCCTCAACATCAACGTAACGGTCGTAACCGTTGACCGCATCCACGGACACGCCGGGAATAACAAACCAACTCTTATATTTCCAATATTCCCGGACGTAACCACAAACGCCAACCCGTCCGATATGGAACCCAATTTGCGCCGTATGTACGTCGCCATTCTTTCGGATAACTCCTATTCTTTTCTTACTCATTTTTCTTTCTTATTCAATAGTTCGTAACTCTCTTTATCTATCACTACTACCGTCGGATATTCGGTTATCACTCCTTTTGTGTACACCAAATTGTAAATGCCCAATTGCCCTTTAATTGGGAACTCAACAACCCGGCGGGGGTTACGCATCAACCACCCGAAGCCCTTTGTAATGTTTTTGCGCTTTTCGGACGGTATGCGGGTATTCTCCCAATCTTCCGGCGTAAAATCTTTAATCGGCTTCACGTCGTATAATTCAACCAATCCCAATGTAACCCCACTTTCATAACCGGGAATTACAGGATTAGCGGACGAACAAATCATTAAATCGCCTCGGTATGGTGTATTCTTACTGCGTACCTCAATGCACTTTTCGCCGTAAACAACTCCGTTATCCTTATAAGCCGCCGTAACCAATTGCGTTGCATACGGGTTTTTAACGGTTAATGCCCGCCAACGGTCATGTTGGGCGGGGTTGAAATCCTTGTTAGTAAACTGCATAATCGTTATTATCTTGGTTAAACAAATCGTAATTTGCTGGGACACAATAACCGGGCAATAAATCTCGGTTAATCCCGGACTCTTTAACAAAACTCTCTTTCCAATACAACCGGGGCGTTGTGTGCGGGTGCGCCTCCCAATATTCGGCAACGTCGTTGTAAAATCCTAATGTTTCCTTTTTCGTATATCTGCAACCGCTTTGCAGCCCTATTTTAAATAAGTCAACAAAAGGGTATGATAACGCAATTACAGAAAATGCCCGGTCAAACATTCCCGGCGGTATTGGTTCAACGCTCGCAAAGGTTGGGAATCCGTGCCGTTTTGCCCTTGCTAACGTGCTTATCCGCATCCGGTTGGGGCTTGCATTTGGTTCTAATTCGTCGCATCCCGTCAACGTGGAACCAATCGCAATACGTGTTTTGTCCCATCCCGCCGACGCTTCGACAAAATCAATGAGTATATTAATACCCTCGGCGCATTTGCTCAATACCTTAACCGGGACGTTGTGGCGTTGACAAACGCCAATCGCTTGACGGGTCAACCGTTGCGTTTCCGGTAATAACGGGTCGGTTGTAAAAGAGAAAAACAAACCCGTTTTTTGCAATTCTTCTTTATGCTTCAACAACTCATTCGTAAATATGTCGATTGCATACGGATATTCTCGCAAAGTCTTTTTCAATTCGGGGCGGTTGCCTCCCAATACCTTTGCCCCAATACCTTTGCGCAAATAACAATAGGTGCAACCATTTGAGCAACCTACAAAGAAATTGGCGGCGTTCTCGGCATATTCCGCCGCCTTTCCCTTTGGGCTATAAATAACCCGTCCGTTTATTCCTCCCATATCCATGCAGATTAAAACGGTAAATCATCGTTTTGGCTTGGTGCGGGGGCTTCCGGCACGGGCGGCGGGGCTTGTGTCCCGGTTCCTTTCGGTGTCAACATTTCCATATTGTAACCGACAACCTCCGTAATATATCTTTTTACGCCCTGCGCATCGTCATAACTTCGGGTTCTCAATTCCCCCTCAATATAAAGTTTATCGCCTTTCTTAACGTATTGTTCCGCAATTTTTGCCAAACCGTTTTGCAAAACGATATTATGCCATTCGGTACGCTCCGTTATATCCCGCCCGTCCTTTGTTTGAAAACCTCTTTTAGTCGTGGCTAACGAAAATGTCGCTACAACTCCGCCGTTATCGAAATACTTAACGTCGGGGGCTTTACCTGTATGCCCTATCAAAATAACCTTGTTTACACTCATATTACTTAAATTTTACACCGTCCAACAAATATACTTTTTTGTTATCAGACCAACCCGCCGCCATATTTAAGGCTTTCCGGTCATCGTCATGCACAAACTCGCAATACCATGAATTACCGCCTATATTCGCTTTATCTTTCAACCGTACCAATTTACCCACAATAAACCGGGCTAACTTGGCGTATGCGCTTGTTTCCGATATATGAATAATACGACGTTCGGCATTTATTTTTGGCAATTCTTCGATTTGCGGGCATTTTTCCTCGTTCGGGTACCTTGGTACCCTTTGAAAATCTTTTTTCACTGACGAACGGGAAATTGCCCCGTAATCGGGTTGCCTCTTTTTTGTTCTCATAATCTCAACGTTTGATATTCTTTTTTCATTAATTCAATCAACCGCATATTACCGGGATAAATACGCATCGTCTCCCGGTCGCCATTTTCCCAACGGTTATGGCATTCAAAGGAAAGGATATTTATATTACGAGGGTCATGCGCCATCTCCGGGAACGCTCCACGGGTCAAAATGTGGGAACAATAGACGGCGGAATAATTCGCCAACGGCTTTAATGTTTCCTCGCATCGGTGCGGCTTGTGTTCCCAAACCCAACGGAAAAAGCGTTCATTTGCCGCCATGATATTTGCACCCCGTCCCGTAATACAATGCCCGAACAATTCCCGTTGTATCTCAACCCTCAAACGAATATCCATTTTAAAGTTACGAATATCAATCAGGGGATTACACCCCCGATTGATACAATATTGGTATTCGTCCCGGTCTGTTAGCAAATACGGTTCCATTGCCTTACATATCCCCGGTTTCGTCGTTTTCCTCGTTTTCGTCCGCCGGGTCGTCAACGTTCGGGAACAATCCGTTGCCCTCTATCTTTTCGGCATTCAATCCGGGTACGGGTTCGCCATCAGCCCCGAACAACTCCAATTGCGCCTTTTTGCCCTTGAAAAGAAAGGCGTAAACCTCGGTTTCAATATCGGCGGCAATTTCTTCTAATTCTTCCTCAAACCCGAACGTTTCCGTATTGAATTTAAGGCGGGGGGAATTGATAGCGGTTTTTTGATTGTTTGACACGGTAAACAACCCGGTTAAAACAACCCCTACGTTATCGTCTTGACCGGAAAACGACACGCCCCGAACTTCTATGTTTTTCAACATTTCGTCGGCAAAATCCCGTGATAATTCGCTTTGCTTTTTGGTTGCCTTGAAATCGGACGTTTCAACCATTGAAAGAAAAGACGTAATATTGAAAATTCGTCCCATGATTGGGCGCAAACGGTCGAAACAATCCCGCAAATCGGGGTGTATGTCCTTTGCGCTTTCGACGTGGTATTTGTTCGTGTAACTCTCATTGCCGATTGTTTCGGTAACTTCATAATGCACGTCTAATCCGCCGTCTTTTAATGTCTTGACTTTAGACAATGCAAACGCCTTTTCGCTTGGTATCAACATAACGTTTGCGGCTTTTTTTTCTTCGTTCATATTATAATATTATTTGTTGCCGGGAACCTGCCCGGCACAGTTTTAATCAAAATTCATTTTCGTCCAACAATTCCCGTGTCTTACTATTCGACGGAACCGCCGGGCGTTCCGGTTCCGGGATTGGTTCCGGGGCGGGTTCCCCCGGTTCCGATTGGTTCCGTTACCGGGTTGGGGTCGTGGAACTCAATATTGCGCCCGCCTTTGGGCTTTTCCGGCTCAAATTGGGCTTTGAGTTGTTCCGCCGGGTATTCCTTTTGCGCCAACTCAATAATCCCCAAATTAACCAATTCCGGGACGCAACGACGCAACGCCCTTATGTCCTCTAATGCGTCATGCGCCGGGAATGTTTCGCCGGGGAATAACTTACTATATAATTCCTCTAATTTGGGATATTTTCCCGGTCGCCCGTTTGAATACAATGCGCCGACAAACTTAATCGTTTTCATCATTGTATCAATGCGTTTGCCCTTATGTAATGCGTCCTCAACGTGTGCGTCGTAATATTCCCGTCCACAATAGCGCAAAACGTTTGCTTTTAACATTGAACTATCAAAGTAAATGTTGTGCGCACATACAAGCGGGGCGGCGTTGGCATCCGCTAAAAATTCGTCCACAACCTCGGCAAACGGCACGCCCTCGGCAATTGCCCGTTCGGTTGTTATACCATGAATTGCGATTGTTTCCGGGGGTATCTCGTAATTATCGGGTTTGATAATATAACTTTTTTCCTTATCGCCCAACGACCATGCCAATTGGACGACGTGCGGGAATTGCTCAAAATCCGCATCCCATTTCAAACCCTTTGCCGGAACCCCGGTTGTTTCACAATCAAAGAAACAAACATCTTTCAAATCAATTTTTTGCATAACCTTAAATATTAAATCGTTAATTACTGTTTTCGCTCTCATTGCGGTATTTATCCCGCTTTTTCTCCAACTCCAAAACGTCCCGGTTTTCCTCAATGTATTGTTTTACATCTTTGCGGCAATATGGTTGGTTCTCTAACCAAAGCAAATGCCAATACGGTACGTTTTCCATCGGTTGCCCCTTAAATTTACCTTGCGGCATCGGGGATTTGTCGTTTAATTCCATACTAAAAAAGTCTTTTTTGCCCGTCCTCGTTGGGGGTTTGTTCAACATATTTTGCCCGTGTAATCCAAACGCACCCGCACCGCAAACACTTTATCCGGCTGTAATGCTTTGGCGTGTATTCGTGGCGGATAATCCGCCAACCCGCCAACGGGTAATTTTTCCGTTTTCCGTTACACTTGCAAAACATACCTACAACGTTCGGGGGTCGTCAATAAATGTATTGTATTCCTCGGCGGCAATCTGTTTGAGCGTTTCGATATGTTCGATTAACTCGGCGTTGGATAATTCCGCCACGGTGCGCAAATCGTGGGTATATTGCCCCGTTTCTTCGTTGACCCTTTCGACGTACATAATCGGGGAAAATTCCCGCAAACGTCGTTCGGTTTGTTCCTCTGTCAATCGTTCGCCCGCCTCCCAAATTGCGTGCTTAAACGTTGGCACAACGTAATTAAAATAATAACCTTTCAAAGCCTCGGACGAACCGGGCGACGCAACGACGAACCGGGCAATAATCCGGGAACCTTTCCAACCCTTAAAAAAGTCGTTCAATTCCCCCATATACATTGCCAACCCGCCGTTTTGGTTAATCGTTCCCGTCGCTGTTATTTCTCGCTTTTTCATCGGCTATCAATTTTTGCATTGTCTTATTAAACGCCGTCATTCCGATTGTACGGATAACGTCCCGTTCCGCCCGTGATAACTTGGTTTCCCGCTTATCCAAAACCTTTGCGAACGTAACAACAAATTCCCCCGGCTGCAATAACCCGGCATTGTGCAACCTGTCGATTGGGTGCGCTTTCAAACGTTCGTCCGGTTTTAAGGCTTTGCGGGCGTTTTCCCGGCTTTCCCATATTTCCCGAACCTCGGCGGCGGCGTTATCATAAAACAACCGCATTTTCAAAACGTCGGCAATCGACAAATCAGCCACGGCGGTTGGTTCCTCTTTTTCCGGCTCCGGTTCCGACGTAACGGGCGTTATCTTATCTTTGTTAACCCCATATCCAAACAACGCAAAATCGCCTTTCGTTGGGTCGTCCGGGAATATCTCGGCAAAACGGTTGGTTATCTCAATAGCGGTTTGCAAATCGGGTGTCCGGCGTGTTATCAGCCCCAACCGCAATGCCTGTTTATGTACGTGGGTATCTAATGGAATAATCAAATTACGGGGGTCGCAAATATCCCACAATCCAAAATCAACCGGGGAACCCTTGCGACACATCCAACGCAAAAACATACATAAGCGTTTGCAACCGCTTTTCGTTTCCATATCCGGCACGCCCTTAACACTTCCGAACAATGATTGCAAAGCCTCCAAAGGACGGGTTGGGTTACTGCAAAATAATGCTTCCTCCATGCAATTATATTTCGTATAAATATCATTCAACAATTCGCAAAGGTCGTGAAAATCTGCATACGTAAATGTTCGGTAAAAATTGGTTGTATCGCCTTTGTATTTGCTCCATTCCGGGGCGGCTCCGGGGGCAACGGTATTGCCAATAATGTAATGATACGGTTCGCCCTTGAAAATTTCCCGGTCGATAAAATCCGCCTTTTGGATTATCTGTTTGCGGGAACCCCACGCAATCCACGCCGTAACAAATGCGCTTATCTCAATGTTTACCCGGCTATCGTAACGGTGTGGAATTTGCACCGGGTCGGATTGGATAAACTCGGCGGTTTCGTATTGTTCCGCCCAACGTCTTAAATTATCGTTCAATGTATATGCCATTGTTTTAGATTTTAAGGGGACGGGAACCCGCCCCCGGTTATTTACTCGTTTTCTGTGTATTCCTCAACAACTAAATCAGTTTGCCCCCGCTTTACTTCCTCAATAAAGCCTTGAAATCCGTTTGCCTTTGCAATATCAATAATCGCTTGCAATCGTTTTTCGCCCAAACTTTCGCCCCTTGCAATGCGGAAAACCTTAACCGTCGGATTGCTTGCGATAATCAGTTTGGCGGCGACCTCCATAATTTGACTATCTGAAACTTTCCCGGCAACGAACGGCACGCCGTTTAATTCTAACCCGTCGTCCGTGAACGATAACCCGGCAATTGGTAATTTGGACGTTGCAATAAGGTTTTCCCGTTCCTTTGCCAATTCGCCTAATTTATCGTCGTATTTGCGGGCGGTTTTCTCGGCGGTTTCTTTGGCTTTTTTCTTTGTTTGATAATCCACAACCAACGCATTGATACGGTTATGTTCCTCGGCTTTTTTCAGTTGTTCCGCCGTATCTAATTGTTCCGGGTTGTTGGCTTCGTATTCCTCTAACCATTTGTCGGCATTGGCTTTGCGTTTTTCAAAATCGACTTTTTCCGCCTCAATATTTGCCAATGTTTCCTTTAATTCGGTATCGACGTTTTTACGGGACGTTTTCGCCTCTTTTTTGGCGTCCTCTAATCGTTTTTGTGCCTCGGCAATAATGCGGGCAACTTCTTTTTCCTCATTCGCTAAATTTGTATCAATAACCGTAACGGCTTTATCGTGGTTATCGTTGGCGGCTTTAATACGTGTGGGAATTGCCGCCAATTGCTCAATCCTTTGTTGCCGGGTTTGACGTACCGTTTTAGCTTTCTCAATCAAACGGGCATTTTCGTTTTGCTCTTCCATCAACGCCGTAATATCCTTTTTCTCGGCATACGTTTTAACGTCGCCCGGCTTCAATTGCTTTTCGGCATTGGCGCAAATGGTCGTGTACGTTTTAACCTCGGCGTTGGCGTCTTTTCTTTTGTCCTTAACGGTCGTAACCTCGGCGTCAATTTCTGCAATCCGGGTGCGCACCTTTTCCGGCAACAAAGCCTTTACAACCTCAATTTGTTTGCGGCGTCCCTCGGCGGTTTCACTCCAACGGGAAAACTCCACGGCGTCAAAATCTTGGTAGCCGAAAATCTTTTGCAGCATTGAAACGTTATCCGAACGCATCCCGGTTGTTTGGGATTTAATGGATAACGTCCCCCGTGGGTTGGCTTTGGTAAACTTTAATTCGACCTCGTAATTTTCGCCGTCGTTACCTACAACCATTTTTGCAAATCCTTTGTCCTCGCCATTTTTCAACACAGCGTCCCGGTTCCCGGTCAACATTGCGCCGATTGCTTTTAAAAGGGTTGATTTGCCTAACTCATTGTCCCCGGTAATGAAATATACATTACCCTCAAAATCTGCGTTGAACTCTTTGATAACTTGAAAATTCAACAATTCCAATTTCTTAATATACATCGCTCTTTAAATTTATTTATTTCCCGGAAATCGCCGGGTCGTTATGTTCCCATTTATAACCGTTGTATGTTTTTCTTTTCCCGTTACATACCTGTAATATTACATACTTTTGCCAAGGAAAAACACACGCATCTAAAATATTATCAAAACATACAATATTACCTAATTTATCAATACGTTTAACGGGATATAATTTTGATACACGTTTAACGTTCTCAAATTTTAGGTTCTCGCCAATAGTACACCAACGTAAATTATTAACATGATTATTTAATTTATTCCCGTCGATATGGTCAACACATGGTTTATTGTCCGGGTTGGGAATGAACGCCAAAGCAACCAATCTATGAACCCGCATAACTTTTAAACCATTGATTTTTAATTTTACAGTCATATAGCCACCGTTCAAATAAGGCTTTATTTCCTTATCATTTTGCGTTATATTGCCATTTTCAGCAACGTAACAATCATATTCTATTAAGTATTTACCTTTTTTCATGCCGCAAATATATGTAAAATAATGGATATACCAAAACTTTTATTTTTTATTTTCGCTTACTTCTTTATTTTTCGCAATAATCGCCCTAAAATAACGCATTTACCCACGCCGTCAAACTCAACTAACATATTACCATTGCGTCCCCTTATACATTTACCATCAGAACGACGAACCGCCCGGCACGGCATACGTCGCAATTCCGGGCGGGTCAATCGGTCGCCTAAATAGATATATTCATTTTCCATATTAGAACAATTTCATTTGTGTATCGGTCAATATAGCAACGACCGCATCAACTTTGCGTTCCCAACTTTCCAACGTTGCCAATTTTTCCGGGGTTGGGTTCCGTTGGCAACGTCGTTGGTTGTGCCGCATCTGTTTTACCATTTCCGCCAAATCTTTTGCCGTTATTTTTTCGGGATTTTCGATTTGCGGGGCTTTTGTTTCGTCTGCCATATAAGCAACCATTTGAATAATTAAACGTCCCTACGGGCTTAAAATAAACGGTTGTGCATTTGTTGGGGCAAATTTTCCAAAACCCAACGGGGGTTGTTTTGTAAAATGAACCGTCCAAAGTGCATTATTAACGTTGCGTCCGCATTCCACAACGCCGGGGTAATTTCCGGGTACAATTTCCCGGCAATGTCCCGGAACCGCCGTTTGCGGTCGGCTTTTTCTTCCTTTTTCCCCTTAACCTTAATACGCAATTTAAGGTCGTTTTGCCACTTCATAGCGTTAACCAAAACAAACGGTATTTCGGCGACGGTTATAATGGCTTTCAAATGCTCAAAGTTTTGCAACATCTTTTGTATGCGGTACAATTTACCCATGTTTGCCCCGGCATCCTCAACCGTTACGTCGTCCGGGCGAACGCTCAATTTTTCCAAAAAGATAATCGGCGTGCAAATCTCTTTGTAATAGTTGAGAAAATCCCGTATCTCGTTAATGTCTTTAGGCATCTTAATTGCCGTTGCGTTGTGGTTGGGTCGCCAAACCACGATACCCCCATTGCTTCCGGGGTCTATGCCTATAATGCAATCTATTTTCATAACATCTTTTTTATTTGTTCAATCTTAATCAATCGTTCGTCATACGCTTGCTTTGCAGTTATAAAACCGCTCTTTCTGTATCGTATTCCGTCGATTTGAATTTCATAATTATATTTCCCGGTTTGTTTATGCCGGGTTACTCCCTTATATCCGGTTGTATTATCTCGGCGTATTCGCCTATTTCTATTATTTTCCGAATGAGTAACAAAACGGCAATTTTCCGGACTATATATCCCGTCGTTATCTATCCGGTCAATTTCTAAACCGGGGTTATATCCATTTTCTAAAGCCCAATTTTTGAAAGCATCAAAACAAAACCATTCTTTGCAAATAGTTATTCCACGACCTCCATAATTGTTATAATCCTTTCTTTTAGGATTATAACAACGGGCTTTTATACTTTCCCAAAGTCGGTACAACTTTGTTGCTGAAACTCTTTTTTTCATTTTTCAAAACTTAAATAATGATAGATATAAATTTCGTCTTTAATCATTCGGTCGAACGTCCGTTTAATCTCTTTACGCCGGGCAACCTCAAAGGCTGTATAATCAATTTCCGGGCTTTGGGTTCCTTGTTTACGAACGTGATAAACCGTAAATTCATTAACGAACCCACGGGCGGCACGTGCCAAAAATCGGTTATACGCTTCTTTCCGGTCGTCCTTGGTTTCTTTCACTTCATCCGCTAACCGAACGCCCAACAACCAATTATAAACAAACATTTCGTCGGTCAATCCAAACACTAAACGCCCGGTATATTTATAGCGCAAAAAACACATTAAACAAGTCATAACCGATTGATTGCGATAATATCGGATTTGCTCCGGGCTTAACTCCTTTTTCGGTTCCGGTAACGCTGTGTATGCTTTGCCGATAACTTGGTTTTGTTTCCGGCAATATGCGTTCAATACCTTTGCGAAATAGTCGGCGTTGAATTGTTGGTAATGTTTCCGTTCGGCGTTTCCGTCCCTATCCTTTGGCAAATAGTCATCTAATTCCCCGGTAATCAGCAATTCAAACGCTAATTTAACCTCCGATAATGTTAATTGCGAATAATAGCGTTTGAGCAAATCCAACAACCGGGTACAAATATACGTCCAATCGTCCCGGTTTTCCGTGGGAATGATAAACCCCACGTCCATTGCGATAAACCGGAACATTTGCCCCGTTTTGGCAATCAACGTTTCGTCGTCAATCTCGGCAATCTGTTTTTTTGTGGACGCCACGAAAATATATTTTTCAACCGGGGTTAATGCTTTGGCAACCTCCGGTAACTCAACCATCGCCCGGCGAACGTCAATTGCTTTTGCCGTTCCGCTATAAAGCAAAACGGCGGCGGATTGTCGTTTTTCGGGCAACGTTTGTGGCAATCTGTTTGTCTTTTCGGGTAATGTTTCCATGTTAATAATCATCTTTCAAATACTCAATAGCCCCGGCAACGTTCAATCTTTGCGTTGGGGCTTTGTATTCGGGTTTCAAATGCAACTTTTTCTTTTCGACGTCCCCCCGTATGAAATTGCGGACGGTCGCCAACCAACCGTTTTTAGTGCGCTTCATATTCTTTTGGTCGCTCCAATCGCTAACCGAATGAAAGTAATAAACCAAATCGACCTTTTCAAATTCCGGTGTCGCAAACTTACTTTCAAACTCTGAATAATCCACGCCAACGCCGTTTTCAAATTTAACCATTTTGTAAACGTCGGAATTACGGAATAACGTTTTTTTCTCCTTTGGTTCCTCAACCTTTTGTTCTTCCGGGAATAATTCCCCGACAACATTGTTGTTGGGGGTATTCTCATTATCATTTATTGTATTATCTATATTATTACTATTATACCCTAAACTTTCGTTTATGGGTACCCCTAAACTTTCGTTTATGGGGGGCATCAACTTTTGTTTAGGGGTATCAACTCCGGTTAATATCCTTGCTGCCTTTTCGGTAAATGTTAGTAACTCGTAATTTTCACCAAAACAATACAGAGTTTTGTTATACAATTCGCAATTAGGATGTTTTTGTAAAATTCCGGCTTTAATCAAATTATCAATACGCTTTATCATGCCTTGACTTGTCTTTATATTCAATAACGGCATTGCTTCCAATATTAACTTGTGGGAAATCCAAAAATATATTCCCTCCGGGGTGTGCATCTTAACGCAACTTGCACAATTGGCGAAATCTTTTATAAAATCAAAAATCGCCAAATCTATTAAATCTAAATCTAAACCGCTATTAACGGCGGCATATTGGTTTATTAATATCGTGTATTTCATAATATTGATATTTTATAAACATCCGGTTCTGCTACGGGCTGAACTGATTTTATTAATAATCCTTTTTCGCATAACGATTTAAGGCAATCAATTACAGTGCTTTTGTTTATCCCTAAACATTTGGATAAATACAAAATACCCTTTGAATACTCGCCATATCTAACACAATAGGCGTGTATCATTGCATACAACATTAACTTATTACCTTTCAAATGCAATTCGTTAATCCATTTGTTTTTTATAATAAAATCCATAATTAAAATATAAAAGCCCGCAATCCGGGCTACCACACACCGGAAAACGGGCTTTGCGCTAAATAAATTAGCAATACTTTGCAAACGGTGGTAGTCGTTTGTTTTATCGACGCAAATATAGCATTTTTTATTCATTATCCAATTGCTTTGCAGGTTCCCACGCTTTGCGCACTTTCAAAACATTATCCGCACTTTCATTAGGAACCAATGAGACAACAGGAAAGCGGGAACGGTCTCCCGGCTTTTGAGTTGTGGCAAATTGTACGTTCAAATCAAAAATAATGCCTTTGCAAAATCCCCTTTCCGCTAACATACCGTCGAACGTTTCCCGAATTTGGGGAATTGTGGATGCGGTTCCCTTTGTTGAAAACTGCCAAACCCCGGCAATACCCCGCACCAATGGAACAATGAAATTAAGCGTTAATGTTACCTCCCAACCGTCGGCATCGGGTTGCTTACTTTTCCGGTTCGGGTACCGTTTGGCAATCGACAACATTAAATTAGGATATTGGGAAATAGTTAATTCCTCATACTTTTTGCCGTCCCAAACTTGGAACGTTTCGCCATCGCCCGCCGCAATCAAACGCCCGTCGTCGTCCCGGTATTCGTAACGCTCGTTACATACCTTTGCCGGGTCGTCGTCCGGGAATACAATTTGTATGGTTTGCGGCTTTTCGCCGTATGCCTGTGTAAATAACCCGGCATACTTTCCCGTTGGTATGAAATAATCAACGCTTTGCGGGTACCCGTTGGCGTTTTTCATGCCTATTTTTATTTGACCTACACGGGGCAATATTAAACGGGATTGTTGCGCCTCCGGTCGTTTTATTCTTCCTTTCATATCTCAATCAAATTTCGGGGTCGTCGTTCAACATCTTTTTTCTACTTTCATTTTTGGGCTTTTTAAGCTCGTTTGCGGGCTTTACTTTCTTTTCCGTGGTATTACCTCGCTTTGCGGTCGTTTTGCCCGTGGCGGCTTTCTTTTCCGCCTCCTTTGCATTTTTGGGCGCACGTTTAACAATGGTTGTTTTCTTTGGCTCCTTTTCCGGTTCCGGTGCATCCGCCTTGACTTTCTCGGCGGCGTCCGTGTTTTCGTCCGGGGTCGCCTCCTTTGGGGCTTTCGTTTTAATCAATTCCGCCAACGATAAGGATATTACGTTTTGCGTTAAATCCGGGGCATTGTCTAACAATACCATACCATTAACCGACGTAAACGTATTATCTTTCTTTTCGTCCTCAATAGCCGCAATTTCCAATAGATACGGGATTTTCCGAATATTGGGGCTATCTGTTTGTTCTTTCAGATTGTACAACGGACGTTTGCGCCAATCTTTCGGGCTGAAGTTGAAAATACGTGTAACGGGGAATTGCTCAAAATTGACGTTCCACATATCCCGGTACATTCCTAATTGTATCTCGCTTTCCTCGTAAAAACCTTTGCGCCCGCTCTTAAAATCGACGATTGCGTTAATACGTTCGTCGCCGCCTATCTTTGCCAACATGGTACACGGGCAATCAATCATTCCGGCATACTTGTAATACGGATGCACCAACGCAATTTCAACCGCCAACGGGCGTACATCATAATCCAATACGAATTGAGCAAACGCCAATACGTCCTTTTTCAAATCGTCGGCGTAATAAATAAAGTCGTCCGGCAATCGGTAAACCTCAATATATTCTTTTAGTTTGCCTTTCAACCCGTCCAAATCATAAGCCCGGTTAATTAATAATTCCTCAAATGCGGCGTGCATAAACGTACCATACGCCGCCCGTTCGCCCTTGTATCGTTCCGCTTCCTCAATGCCTTTGTTGGCAATCCATTGTATCAAGTGCGGGGCTTTGGGTAACGTTTGGGACAATATCGTTGTAACCGACGGGAAAAACTCCGGGTTCCCGTTGTCGTCGTATCGGTAATAATAGCGGTGCCCCTTACTATTCAATTGCCAAACCTTGTACGGGGGTTCAATCAACGTTTTTTCATCAAAAAACATTGCCGTCATTTCCTCAACCGTCATGCCCGGCAATATCTCAAATATTCCGGTTGGTTGCTCAACCTCGACCGCTTCAAACGGGGGGATTATTTGTTGTTGTTCCTCGGTAATTTCCGGGAATTGGTCGGCGGGAACCGCTCCCAAACTTTCAACCGTTTTTTGTACCGGGTTTTCCGGTTTCTTTTTGTTCGCTCTCATTTTCTACTATCTTTTAATTCTGAAAATCCACATACTACCATTGCGGCACATATACCCGCAAATATCAATTGCCACGGGTTCCAAAATGCACCAATCAGACAAACAACGCCCAACGTTCCAAACGTCGCAATAATCGCTTTCGCTTGGAACCTATCGGAAAACATAACGTCCGCCATGCGTTCAAACCATTGTAACCCGTTATTCTTCATATCCAAACAAATAATTAGGGGTGCAATTACACATTTCGCAAATGATAACAACCCATTCCGGGCGTATCTGTTTGGTCGTACCGTTACATAAGTTAGTCATATTAACTTGTTGTGCGCTTTCGGTGCGTCCCTCCCATAAACGGGCGGCAACCTCTTTTTTATAAACTTTCATTCCGGCGGTTTGCGCCCTTGCAATCGCTTCGTTTACTCTTAACTTTGTTTCTTTAATTTCCATCTTTCAGTATTTTATAATTAATAACTCGGTTCACTACTCACTTTATAGCCACATATCGGACACGTTTTTTCCTCCCATATAGTCCGGTAGTTCGGTTCATTATCATAGCCGCAATATTCGGGCTTATATGCGCCGTCGGTTACTTCCATTTCCCCGCCGCAAAACGG